AAAAATAAAAACGTAAATTATATTGAAGAAAAAAATAAACATTCTGAAGAACCTTCGGATAATAGCGATACAGAAAATAGTGGTATCTCTTCAAGCCAAGAACAATCAGATCAACTATCAGAAAACGATGACGTTGTTAATGAAGAAAAAGATCCGGACGACGATGAAGAAGTACAACAGTCCAACCGACAAAACAAAATACAATACGTCACACCCCGCAACAATAGCCTAAGAGTACCCAAGGTCTGTCAATATTCAACGGAAGATCTCAAAACCCCTATCCGTATATACGACAGTCCAATCGAGGTAGAACGGTTAAACGACAATGTAACTCAACATGCAATGAGATTGGCATATCTTAAAAACACAATATACAAGGGATATCGCTGGTTATACATAAAACGCAATGAAGAACCGCCAGCCGAAATCCCCCCAACAGTAATATCAAATTGTAAATCCACGGAAGTTCGATTTATAGCGATGATCGATGTAAAACGAACGAAAATTCTCCAGGTATTTGCAACACAAAAGGAAGCGGTAGAAGCGAGAAATCTGAAATGTAATAGTTTCACACGTGCTATTCAGAAACAAAGTTTATCCAGCGGTCATTACTGGAACTTTTTCGACGCTTGTCCTATAGAATGGCGTGAAGAATATTTGAAAACTAACCAACTGCCAGAAAAACATATCTATCCTACCGGTAAAATTATTCAACAGATTGATCCCATTACGATGAAGGTGATAGAAACGTTTCGATCCAAACGAGACGTTGTCCGTAGATTTCAGGTATCCTATAATAAACTGGGCGCCATAGTAAATACTGATGAATTATACAGCGGGCATTACTGGAAAGAAATAGAAGACCCACAACAAGACCAGGCAAATAATAATTCAACAGAAATAATATAAGGACATCTCGATAATATCTATTACTATGAGTACACCAGTACCCACTCCACAATACGCGGGTTCTAACATGTTCGATTTATTGAAAACCCAGATTATGACGATGAGTATGGTTTCTAGTATGAACAATCACGGTTCATCTCAACAGAAAAACAATAGTTTCATGAGTACGATTTATTTTTTGTTCGTAACCGCATTCATGGAGTTTATCTTCACCTCCGTTTTCCCATCTTTCAAAAATATGGTACAGAAATATTACAAGGATAAAATAAAAACAAGCAAAATGATCGGCGAATTTATAACAGAAAAAAATAATAAGACGGCATCAATAACCGTCAACATAAAAATCTCCGACCACGAAAATGTTCTCGGTCAAGCACTTTTGGATTATATCACAAACAATGAAAAAACAAAACACATCTCTTTGAAGAAACAGAACTTCATACTTAATCAGACGGATATCATAGAAATATCAGAAGAATTTTTCGTCAAATTAAATGAGCAAAAAACAGTGGCTGTCGATACGGTGGCAGAAACGGACACCGAAAATATTGAACAAGTAATCGAGCTGTTTTCTTATACGAAAACCATGCAGGAATTGCGCTCTTTCTTGAATAAAACTGCACACGAATATAAAATAAAAATCGAGAACAAACTCGGCGACAAAATCTATTATTTCAATCAACACCCGATGAATGCACCTGCCGGTATAGATGGCAATAAAGATTATACGAAATTGCCGAATAATACCGTCTTCACGATGAAAGTTTTCCAGACCAACAGAAAGTTCTCCAATTTATTTGGACCAGAAATCAATTCCGTCAAAAAACGTGTCGAGTTTTTCATGAAGAACCGGAAATGGTACGACTCCAAAGGTATCCCCTACACTCTGGGTCTTCTTTTATCCGGACAAGCCGGTGCGGGTAAAACTTCTACAATCAAATGTTTGGCCAACGAGACAAAGCGACATATTATCAATATCAATCTCAACAATGATATAACGAAGACGCAGATGGAGAACCTCTTCTTCAACGAACTCATTGTCGTACTGAACGTTTCCACGGGTGTAACAGAAAAATATTATATTCCACTCGATCGCCGAATTTACGTGTTGGAAGACATCGACTGTCAGAGCGATCTCGTTATGGAGAGATCTCTCAAAAATAATACGGAACAACCTATAGATCAACCGCTGGTAAATGTACAGACAAACCCTGCGAAAATGGATGACAAAAAAGCGGAAAATTGGACCCTGGCAGAGAAGATCGATCTGTCTTTCCTGTTGAATTTATTGGACGGTGTTCTCGAGAACCCCGGTAGAATTGTCATAATGACCAGTAATTATCCCGAGTTGTTGGACCACGCACTTATTCGACCTGGACGTATCGACGTTTCCGCCGACTTCAAGAAATGCAGCCATTCTACAATCATTGAAATGATGGAGTTCTTTTATGATATTGTTTTATCGGACAAAGAAAAGGACGAGATATTCGCTTCTAAACAATGCGTCATTTCACCTGCGGAGATGGGCAAGATCATGTTTGAGAACTTCGGCAATTATAATGGAGCCATTAGTCGTCTATGTGAGGTGTCGACGACCAAGAAAGAAACGCCGGCGCAGCCGCCAGTGCTACAGATACTCGATCAGGAAAAACAGGAGGCTGAAGACGCTTCCAATATCGATATTGAAGTTCCGATTGAACCAGTCAAAGAGGTGAGCAAAAAGATTGGTGAAACCAATCTTTTCGCGAACTCGACGATAGACCCCCTGAAAGGGGTCGATCGTCTCGTCACCGATTGCAACAATGGTGTTGGTGTATACAAGATGACTCAAGACTGGAAAAAGATACGCTATGAGGAAAAAAAGATAATAAAAGAGATGGTGAACGAAGAACGTTCTATAGGTAGTCGTCCATTAGATTTCGGGTATCATTCAAAACTCAAAGAGGGAGGATTAAAGGCATTCAACGATGCCACGATTGCAAAATTTGATGAATTCGAAGTGTCGACGATCAAGGAACAAACGCCGGCGGCTGCGCCGCCAGGGGAAATCAAAACTTTAAAGGATTTTCAGAGTTATTATTCATCATAATAACCGTTCCAGCCTAAAAATCTACACGGATCTTTTCTGTGTTTTCGAATGTCCATATTTGTATTTCTTCCTCGATTGTCTTGCTAAACGAAAGGCGCGTTTGTTATGGTCACATCCGTCTTCTATAATATTATAATCCACCGCCGCCGCTTTTCCTGCAGTGATGGCACTGGCCAGTCTCGCCAATCCCCACGATTGTGCGGTTTGGTTCGGTCTCGACCCGGAAGAATAATATGCACCCTCGCCTTTTTTCACAATTTTACGCAGAGCCCCGACAGAACAACCGGTGGCCATCGCCAATTCTTTGTTTGGTGTGATTTTATCCACCTTGTACATTTTCCTAGCGACAGAAACATGATTAGACGGCTTACTCTTGAAAGATTTCACCGATTTTCTGGTGAAATATTTTTTTGACTTGTACAATTTACGAGACCGTTTCAACATGCCAACTTGTTTCTTCTTGTCTTTTGTTGTGAGACCAAACGGTACATATCTGGTAGGGACCAATAAATTGGACATTTACAATATAGATATATTATATTTATTTCCCCCCAACAACTTAAAAGTTCTCCAATTATATTATGTAAAGACGGGACAATGAATTCCCAACAACAACAAAATCCACAAAAAACCACCATCGATGAGAAACACAAGGAGATGCTGAGAACATTCGAAGAAATAGAAACTGTTATTATTCCGTCTCTCACAGCCGAAAAAAAGGAACTCAAAGCCAAGGCACTTACATTAAAAGAACATCAGATTGACGTTTATCTCGACATTCGAGATAAAATTGAGCAGATTAAAACCAAAATAAGAGAACTTCGTAGCAAGAAAAAACGGTATTTCCTCGACAATTCTAAATATATTTTCCAGTATTTCGAACAAAAACAACAGATATCAAATACCACTTCGGTACAGAACGTAAATGTTCTCAATTCATTCTTTAAAATCAAATCAAAGACGCCGGAGAACGATAACATCGCCAGTGAAAAATACGCACAATCGAAGAAACTTTATCTAAAATACTGGCAGAACGTGAATAATGAAATAAGCAATATACAGGATTTCGTGGTTCCTTCGGATATATGTCTAGTTTGTAACAAAGGAGAACTTATTCCTCAAGACGAAGAAGGTATTCTTATATGTAACAACGAAGAATGCGGAAAATTCATCACGTTCATAGTCGACAGTTCAAAACCGACCAACAAAGAACCGCCGAACGAAGTTTCTTACACGGCCTATATACGTCTCAACCATTTCAAAGAAATCCTGTCGCAATTCCAGGCGAAAGAGACGACGCAAATACCAGAAGAAGTAATGAATGCCATTAAAGCCCGTATTAAGAAAGAACGCATCAAAGACTTGTCGACCATCAATTACACGAAAATGCGGGAAATATTACGGAAACTCGGCTACAACAAGTATTTCGAACATATACAGTATATCAATTCGCAGTTTGGCATTAAACCGCCCATCATGTCGGAAGAATTACACGAGACCTTGTGTGTTCTCTTTATAGAAATACAGAAACCTTGGTCGATGTTTTGTCCAGCGGGGAGAACCAATTTCTTCAATTATACGTATACTTTATACCAGCTGTGTGTTCTCTTGGAACAGAAACAATATTTGCCGTATATTACATTGTTGAAAGATCCGGTTAAACAAAGAGAACAAGATGCAATATGGAAATTAGTTTGTAATTATTTAGATTGGGAATTTTATCCCACGATTTAGCCGGTATATATTTTTGGAAGTTAGACAAAAATATATACACCCTTGAACATTTCAAACGCCGATTATTTTTGTAAAATGGCAACATAAATTCCATTCCACCAAGTATCTTTTGCTTGCGGTTGGCTAGTATGAGAATTATCCCAAGTTAATCTAACTTCTTTTTCATATAATACTTTTAAGTTCAATTTTTGAATAGACTTGATTGTTCCATCTCTAACATCTTCCCAGTTCCAATCATCTACTATAAAAATAAATACATCATCTAAACAATTATAATAATGTAATAATGCGTTATAATGACTTTCATTCGTATGATTTCCATCATACATATAAATATTAAATTTGGGTAATACGGAAACATCTACTTTATAGCAATCATTCTCAATAAATGTTGCGTCATTTTCGCCTTTGAATTTTTCAAAATTAACTAAAAAATCAGATTTAGGACCTCCAAATTCACTCCAATTATCTATACATATTACCTTTGCTTTATTTTCACACATAGCAGAACATACAGAACTACCTTTCCAAGTTCCTATTTCTAAATATCTTGCGTTTTCTGTATTTAGTAAATTATTATAAAAATGTCTTGTTTTGGTTCCAGTCATACCTTCCATATTAATAATATCATTTGTAATTTTTGAAATATTATTTTCGGCATTTTGAAATGCTGTTTCGATAAGGGTTTTATAAGTTTCCATTATATATATAATAATATATAATTAACTAAATAATTACAACGACCAAAATGAATAATGATATAGAATTTGCTAAAAACTAACAAAAAATAATCATTATGATCTAAATGTTCAAAGGTGTAAAACATATAGAGACATTTTGTTTTGTATTCACAAATGAACAAATACAAGTACCCTACAGATATCGATATTTCATACAACAACACACACGAATATCGTGAATGTCTTCGTACACTGTTTCAAATGAATACTGTAAAACAACTGCCGGCAATAAATGAAGACGAAGTATTGGACGACGAAACGTTGGACGAATTGAATTACGACAACGATGCATCTACAGTCGCTCTTAATTACATATATAAGAAAACCAAAGATAACCCGATATTTAGAGAACTTTACAGTGCTGCTGCTGCAAAAATGTTCTCTATCGATCACGAAACAGGTATGGCAATTATGATGTCTTATGATCATTTAATGCGATTTCATAAATGTTTAGTCTGTTTTTTTAAAACACCGGAGAACTTTACAATAAACAATCACTGCTTTAGAGATTTATATCGACGTATTTGATACTCGATGTAGTTGAGAACATCGGTATACTTCGATAAGAAAAATATCAAAGTATACTATATTGTATATGGCTTCTACACGTGCAAAGAACACTCCCGGAGATTATGCAACAGAACAAAGACAAATCAAAGATATTGCCAGATATTACGCTTATGAGAACTCTTATAACGGTGAAGCAGTTGATCCGAAATTACCCGGCGACGGGTTATTGTCAGGTCGCATGGTGCCCACAAATTTCGCATTCAATCCTGTAGATATTGAAACCCAGCTTTTCGGTATCGGTTCCACGAATTTAGTAAATCCTAAACAAGAGGTTATCCTCGACAAGAAGGAACTAAAGAGCTTGGATATCATTGATAAAATACCTGTGTTTATTCCTGACAGATTGGTTATGGAAAGAGATCAGCGTCCTATGTATCTACGTTAGTTTTTGTTGTTTGATTTCATTGGTTTTTGGATCGTACGTAATTTCATATTCTTCCGTACGATTACCGTTATTGTCGTAACTGACTTGTTTTCCGATTGCGAATGGATCGACAGAAACATATGAAGTCTCCTGAACGTCTATCTCAGATTGTGAAGCACTATCTTGTGTTTCGCGATTTATATCCGTTTGTAGACTTTTTTCTTCATCTTCAAGTAACTGCGCAACTGGTAAAGCTTGTGCAACTTGTATAGCTTCTACAACTTCTTCTATTTCTAAAGTTTTTATTTTTTGAACAAGTTTTAATGCTATTTCGAGAACCTTCGAGTTCAGTTTAGGTGTTTCTGTTGTAGATATTTGTTCTGGTTCTGGTTTTGGTTTTTGGATATGCTTTACTAAATTATATGCAATATTAACAGTATTTGATTTTATGTCTTCCTTAGGAGGAGTATTCGGAGATAATAATTCAGGTTGTGGTGTTGGTTTTGGTGTTTCAGTTTCTGGTGTTTCAGGTTGCGGTGTTGATTTTTGCATATGCTTTACTAAATTATATGCAATATTAACAGTATTTGATTTTACGTCTTCCTTAGGAGGAGTATTAGGAGATATTATTTCTGGTTGTGGTGGTATTGGTTGCGGTATTTCAGGTTGTGGTGGTATTGGTTCTGGTGTCGATTTTTGCATATGCTTTACTAAATTATATGCAACATTAACAGTATTTGATTTTAGATCTTCTTCAATAGGGGGGTGTATTTGTTTCATTTCTGGTTGTTTTTCCATCTCTGGTTCTATAGTAGAAGATGATCTTTTTATTCGTTTTACTAAATTATATGCAATATTAACAATATTCGGTTTTAGTTCTTCTGTAATATAGGTATCATAAGATAAAATATTTGTTTCTGGTTTTACTTGTTCTTTTACTTGTTCTGGTTCTTTTACTTGTTCTGGTTCTGGTTCTGGTTCTTTTACTTGTTCTGGTTCTGGTTCTGGTTCTTTTATTGGTTCTGGTTCTGGTTCTTTTATTGGTTCTGGTTCTGGTTCTTTTATTGGTTCTGGTTCTGGATCTT